AAGGACGACAAGAAGGACGACAAGAAGGACGACAAGAAGGACGACAAGAAGGATGACGACAAGTCTCATGCTGCTGACGCTCTTTTTGCAGACGTAACCGTATCAACTGAGGATCTTGATAAGCTTCCACAGGACACAACACTTAAGCTTGAGGCATCTGCCCCAGACCTAACAACCAAAGAAGGACGCGCTATGTATAGAGCTAAATTAGCACAACAGGGCATGCAGTTCAGTGACATGCTTGGTAAGGCGCACTCCGGTGGTGTTGAACCAGGCAATATGGACGTAAAGCCAACAGGTGACCTTGCAAAGGTCGAGACAATTGACGAAGTTTCTAAGGCAATGAATGACCTTGCTAATATGCCTCCAAAGGTACGTAAGCAGGCTCAGGAAATTGCACAGCTTGTCCAGGAAGGAAAGCTTGCAGCAGACGAGGTTGACGGACTCGCAGCATACGCTGTCGATAAGGATGCTATCGCTTACTACAAGGCTTACTGGGGCGAGGCTAAGGACTCTGAATCCAACGAGTTTGCAGCTAAGCTTGTTGAGGAGCAGAAGAAGGCTAAGGCAGCAGCTGAGCTTGAGACAGAGACTGTTAAGATCAAGAGAGCACACGAGCTTGCATATGAGATGCGTGACCGTGGCATGATTGATACTTCTCAGATCAATCAGCAGGTTAAGGAAATCCTTTCTTGGAACGATGAGGGTTTCACCTCAGTTAAGAACATCGTTGCAAAGCAGGAGCCACTTGCAAAGACTGCATCTGTTCCACAGGTTGGTCTACTTCACTCCGGAGATGTTTACCTTCCATCAGCGGTTTCATCTGCTGCGGAAACTAGCGGATCAACTGAGCTAACAGCAGCGCTTGCAGCTCACTTCGCTAACAAGCGTCTCTAATAAGTAATAATTGAGGGCAGGCTATGCCTGCCCTTTTTTATATTAAAAGGATTATAGTATGAAAAACCTAGCAGAACAAATTGCAGAGCAGATGAACTCAATCATGGATTCATCTGATCATAAGGCTGTTTTCAGAGGACCTTCATTAGGAAAGTTTGCATCTAAAAAGGATGATGATTCGGAAGGTAAGAAGAAGGACTGTCTTAAAGAAGTTAAAAAAGCAGCTAAAGAACATTGCGGAAAGTGCAAGTGTGAGTTTGATGGAGACCATTGCGTTGTAGAATGCGAGGGCACTAAGGAAGAGCTTGCTAAGTGCAAAAAAGCAGTAAGTGACGTTTGTAAGAAGCATGGATTTAAGTGTAAGTTTGAAGGAAAAGAAAATAAGAAAGCCTCTCTTGATGATGCTATTGAGGGTATAGCTAGAATTTCCGCTAAGCTTGATGATCTTGGTCTTGTAAAGTCAGCACTTCAAACTATCAGAACTCTTGAGGTTATTGCAGAAGAGGCAAAAGATAAGAAGCTTCCAGCATTCCTTGATAAAGACAATGATGGTGAAAAAGACGATAAGTCTGATGCAAATGATGCATCTTATTCTTCAGATCATCATCCATCAACTCCTCCAACTCCAAATGCTGATTTTAAAGGTTACCCATCTGATGAGTATACTAGCACAGTAGATGGCCATTCAGATGTGAATCATAGTGATGAAAATGAAGCATCATGTGGAGATTCTTCTTACACTGATCATAAACATGATCAGCATGACGCATCATGTGGAGATTCATCATATGGTGATACCATGAGTGATGACATGGGTAAAAAGTCTGAGCTTAATACTGATCAATTAATTGCAGCTCTTAAAACAGCAGGAATTAATTTAACCTCAGTTCAGAAAGAGAAGTTTAAGTCTCTTGACTTAAAGGACGCTCATAAAGTAACTGCTAAGCTCATGGCTAGAAAGTTTGAGACCCTTTCCTAATACAAGTAGATGAGCTGCGAATGCTCATCTATTTACCAACCTATAAAACGATAGGATATAGATGTCTGAAAAAGAAACTAAAATTGATATTGCGAAGTCCATGGATTCAATTCTCAACGGTCAAGCTAAGGTGGCAGGAGCGGAGATTGTGGCTGTGGCTAAGGTCATACAAGCAGCAGAGATTCTTTCTCAGACTGGTTTTGAGGATGAAGCGCAGCAAGTCCTTGCAACCCTAAAAGATAACCCACTTACAAAAGAAGCTTCAGCTAAGATTGAAGAGGAAGTTCTCTTTGAAGTGACAGACCAATAAAAGTTCATAGCTGAGAGGCCCAATGAAAATCTTTACACAAGAATCAGTAATCGAAGAAGTTGCATCAGGAATGGAAAGCAATCTTGTTAAGAATGCTTTTGCTGAGCAACAGGTCGAGACCTCCCATCGCTACCATGCTTTGGAGCGCTTGGCAGAAGCAGCGGGACTTTTTGAAAAGGCAGGAAACATCGAAAAAGCTGCAGAGCTTACCGATTTGATTAATAGCCTTTCCAATAATGGAAAATCAAGAGACCAAGCAATTAAAAACAAAATAGCTTCATTAGAGAGTGTAGTGAACAAATTGCAGAAGGTATATGACTCAGAATCATCAGAGACTGATAGATACTTACTAAATGCTACGGCTAATAAGATAACCGGACTACTTGCTAACGTAACAAGCACAACATCAGATATTCTTCAGTCAGTTGCTAACCTTAAGAGAGGTTACGAGGCAACTCCAAAGACACTAGAAATTATCGCAGCAGCTGTGGATGTAGCAAATGGAACTCTTTCAGTAGTGGCAGAACAGGTACAAGAAGACGCACAACCAGCTAAAGATAAGAAAAAGAAAAAAGATACAGATCTAGTAGAGGTACTAAAGCACTTCGGATTTGGCCTAGATGGTGGTTCAGATTGTGATAGCGGTGATTGTGGTGATAAGGCTATGATGACCGATGACGAGTCAGAAGAACAGGAATACTGGGAAGAATAAGTGCAATACATACTATAAACAAACCCTGGTGAGTAAATCACCAGGGTTTTTTTGATATATAGATACTAGGATAGGTAAGTAATCTCCGGAGAATTATGGTTTTTAGAATTGTACAGGCAGGTAATGCGTTACCAACATCATACCCAGTAGATAATAATGCTGAGTTTCAACCAGGTATGATTGGTCAGTTAGGCGTTAATGGTAACAATATTGTAGCTGGCGTATCAGATGGAACAGCACCGCTTGGGATTATTGATGAGATTAAGACAAGAGCTTTCACAGCTCCCTCTATTGATGAGGTAATTATCGCTCCAGTTCCCCAGCAGGTTCGAGTATCTCAGGGTGGAAGACTTTATAACGCTATTGATGTTCAGAGAAATTTGATGAATCCAAATGTTATTGGTTCATCATTCACATCTAATCCAGTTGACGTAGAGCTTCAGGAAAGAAATGGCGTTCTTGTTTTCCCAGCTGGTACTGAGCTTAACTTTGATATGGATGGCGATGGCATTCCAGATTCAATAAGAACAGTTGTTTCATATACATACCAGGTTCCAAACATTCCAGGTGATGACACGACAGCAGGTTCAGGTAAGGTTACTATTTGGTTCCAGCGTATGATTGCTCAGACAGATATGTATGAGACAAATCAGCGTTATCCGCTAAATGCTAACCTTTTTGTTTCTGAATGTGGATTGCTGACAACTAGACAGCCAACTCCGGACCATCCAGGTGTTGCTGTAGTTACCGGCTCTCCTTCCGCTATTCATGGCACGTTAGAGTTCCTCTGGCTTTGAAATCCCTTTAATTTCAGGCACTTACGACTTTCTACAGCTATTTTCTCGGGACTCTTGAGACCTTGATATATGTAAAAGTAAGGAGTTTTTGCATGAAAATATGTGGGAAGTGTAAAGAGAATAAGTCTGTGAAGGAATTTGTAAAATCTAGCGCTAGTGATGATGGTTTACATAGTGTTTGTAAGCCTTGCCAAAAGGCTTACAATTCCGAGTATAGGAAAAAGAATGGCTGGGATGGAAGAGTAGTTGCCAATAAGCGTTGCTCTTCTTGTGATACAACATATCCATCAGATAAGTTTTATAATGATAAATCGAGGCTAGACGGTCTTTCTAACAGGTGCAAGGGTTGTGTCCAGGCATATCGTAAAAAGAACAGGGAGAAGCTCTTAGAAAGAGCCAGAGGGTATAATAAAAAAAGAGCTGAGTCTGAGAAGGTTGAGGTTACTGGTAGGGTTTGTGCCCAATGCGGTGAGTTCAAGGAAAAGGATAGTTTTTGGAACTCAAAGCATACGAAAGATGGCCTTTATTCTTCATGTATTGATTGTAAAAAGAAATTAGAATCAACAGAACATAGGCAGGCTGTTCGAAAAAGAAATCAAAAAGAATGGCGTTCAGATCCTAAAAATAAAAGAAGAGCTATGGACCTCTGGAATGAGTGGGATAAGAAAAAGCGAGACTCAGATCCGGCTTACAAGCTTCGTAGAAATGTGATGCATGCGATCTCAAATAAGCTTCAGGGCAAGTTCTTTGATAAGCAAGAGCGTTTATGTAAGAGGATTTTTGATTATCTTCCATATACATCAGAGGAGTTGAAGGCTCATATTGAGTCACAATGGGAAGATTGGATGAGCTGGGATAACTATGGGTTATATGATAAGGATAGGAAGACCTGGCAAATAGATCATATAATACCACAATCAGTGTTAATTTATGAAGATTTCTCAGATGATAACTTTTTGAAGTGCTGGAGTCTTGATAATTTGCAACCGCTTGAGACTGTGGCAAATATTGTTAAAGGAGCCAGGTGCTGAAAATAATAGAGAAAGCATACTCAAACCACCCTATTAGAATGATTGCAAAGCCTGGAGTAAAGTTAATAGCTGGATATGCTTGTACTTTGGTTCAATATAAAGGTTTCCTGGTGTGTGATGTTTGTAAGCCTGGTCAGTTTCCCTTTGGAATCATTGGTAAAACTAAGAAGCTGAGGGGTGAAGAGTTATCACTTGAGTCTAAGGATTTGGTTCCTGTATGGCATCAGAGGATGATTTTTCAGACTGATAACTTTGAGCATTCTAATTATGGACCTGGGGATAAGCTTTATGTTGGAGACTCAGGAATGCTTACAAATGAGCCGCAGGATGAGGGAGACTCATTTGTGGCTAGATTAACTGGGTATCCAGATGAAAATAGAGATTTCTATGAGGCCTTATGGTTGTGAAAACAACTGCATAAAACAATATCTTATTAGGCCAGGTCTGTACAAAAAATAGAGGTTTATTCATGACTCCTGAAGAATATTGGGCATACAAATCATTCGTAAGAGATGACGCAGCTGATGAAGCCTTGCGTAAATCTGAAGTTTTTCAAAACTACAAGCAAGCTGAACTCCAGAGAGAAGCTGAGCTTGAGGGTATAAATGCAATGAAGAAGGTTGCGGAAGAAGAGCAGCTACTTCAGCAGATTGAGGATTTTGAAAAGGCAGTTCATGCATCTCCATCTCTTAAGCAGAAGCTCAAGGAAGTGAAGGCATATATTGCTGCGAATCCTGAAGCTGAGAAGACTGTAGATCAAAATCTTCTTGCTGGTCTTAACATGATTAATCTTGAGGACTAAAGGTATATATGGGATTTTTCGATTCAGAAATGGAAAGGTCATTCCTAAAGACAGCCAAGAAGAAGGGCTGGGTTAAGGATGAGCCTAAGCAGATTGTACGTACAGCATCAGCTAAGGTGCCTACAGCAACTGGTAGTGTTGATGTGGATATTTGTTTGCTTGTTAATGCTCTTCGTGAGAAGGGTTTTGAAAAACAGGCTTCAGATTTGGAGTCATCTTTCACAGATTACAAGAAGGCTGAGACGGAATACAGAGTTATGTCTGAGACGGGAGAGGATCTTATCGAGGCAGCTCATCCAGAGGGTGATACCAAGATTGTTGATTCTAAGGATGGGCATGGCGACGTAGAGACGGACCTTTCAGCTCAAAAAAAAATACTTGAAGTTGCAACAAAAGAACCTCGTAAGTCTTCTTTAGCTGCAATGGC